ATGATGCTCGTCATGGAAACGAGCACACCAAATACCTCCCTCACAGACCTCACGGCGGCACTGCGCGAGAATATTCTCGAGGCGCAGGATATGCTGGCGCGCGGAGATGTGAAGGGCGCAGAAGCGCTGGGCAAGGCAACGCTGCAGCTGATCCGAGCGGTGGAAGCACAGGTCAAACTCGAAGCCTCCAATACTGACGAACAGACAGAAGGCGTCTTCTATGCCGCAGACGATATCGCGGCTGCGCGAGCTGAACTCGTGCGCCGACTGGATCGCATCGCGGCGACGATCCGTCCGGATGAAATGGGTGGAGCGCCTGCATGACACGCAAGCCTGTTTCCTTTTGCATTGCTGGCCGTTCTGGGCGCGACGCGATCAGTTTCCACCGGATGGGAGCTGGCGGTGCTGGCTGTTTCTTGGTGGACGGGGCGCAGGCAAAACGCGCGCCGGGGCAGAATGGCTTACTGAAGAAATCCGTTCAGGCCGGGCACGGCGGGTGGCGCTTGTGGGGCCGACCATGACGGATGTACGCGAAGTGATGATTTCAGGCGAGAGCGGGCTTTTGTCTGTTGGCTTGCCGCAGGAGCGACCCGTTTATGAGCCGTCGCGGCACAGGCTGTCCTGGCCGAATGGCGCGGTGGGCTACGCCTTTTCGGCGGAAGAGCCCAACCGCCTGCGTGGGCCACAATTTGATACGGCCTGGGTGGATGAGATTGCGGGCTGGAATGGCAACGAAGAGGCCTGGGATATGCTGCAGTTTGGCTTACGGCTGGGAGATAATCCACGCCTTGTGGCAACAACGACGCCTCAACCAAAGCCCTTGATCAAACGGCTGCTGGAGGACGACAGCTGCAAGGTGACACGCGGCGGAACGACGGCCAATGCGGCCAATCTGGCTCCCGGGTTTGAGGCGGCGCTCCGCGCTCAATATGGGCACTCGGAAATGGCGCGGCAGGAACTGGATGGCGAGTTGATCGACACTGTTGAAGGCGCCTTGTTTCAGTTGAGCGTGATTGATCAGTATCGTCTGACGCACGCGCCCGATCTGGATGAAATTCTGATCTCTGTTGATCCGGCTGTTACCGGGCATAGCGCATCCGACGCGTGCGGGATTATCGCGCTGGGTCGGGCTGGGGATCGCGCCTTTGTACTGGCCGATGCCACGCTGCAGGGGGCTCAGCCGTCTGTCTGGGCGCGAAGAGTCGCTGACCTCGCAGAGGCTTACGAGGCGGACGCCATTCTGGCTGAAAGCAATCAGGGGGGCGAGCTGGTGCGGCAGGTTCTGGCGCAGGCCGGAACGGGGCGCGCTGTGCAACTTGTTCATGCGCGGCTTTCGAAAAAGGTGAGGGCCGGGCCGGTCGCCCAGCTCTATGAAGCGGGAAGGGTGCATCATGTCGGCCATTTCCGCGAGCTGGAAGACGAAATGCGCAGCTTTACAGGCGCGGGCAGCAATAGCCCAAACCGCCTGGATGCGCTGGTTCATGGCATCACGCATTTGCTGCTGCGGCCCGCTGCGCCGCGTATCTCGAGAGTTTAGGGGACGGGTATGTTCTGGAAAAGCAAAAAGAACAAAACGGAAACAAAAAGTCTTGTCGCCTTATCTGGTGTGCTGAATGCGCAATGGGAGGCGCAGGACGGGCAGCAGCTGTATGAGGCTGGGTTTCGCGACAATCCGATCAGCTATCGTTGTATCAGGATGGTGTCTGAGACCGCTGCCAGCGTGCCCGTTAAGCTGGCCTGTGAGCTCTCGCCCGACTGCGCGATAGAGGTGACGCGGCTTCTTGAGCGGCCTCAATCCGGCGAGACCGGGCAAAGCCTTCTCGAAGCGATTTATGGCGACCTGCAGGTCAGCGGCAATGCCTTTCTGGAGCTGGTGTTCGGTACGGCGGAGACGATCGCAGGTGTGCAGCGGGTTCCAGTTGGTGCGGTTGAGCCGCTGAAAGAGGCGTCAGGTTTTGCCATTCGTACTCGTCAGGGAAGGCGGGTTATGAGTGTGGACGCAGCAGGCTGGTCACCGCTTCTGCACTTGCGGGCGTTGGACCCGGCCACGCGGGTGCTGGCCATGTCACCTCTTCGGGCGGCGTCTCGAGCCGTGCAAATTCACAATGCGGGGTCGAACTGGGCAAAGGCGCTGATCGATAATGCTGCGCGGCCTTCAGGGGCGCTGATCTATGGAAAAGACGGTGCGCATTTGCCACCTGACCAGTTCACACGCCTGAAAGAACAGCTCGAAGAGGCACATACCGGCGCAAGCCATGCCGGGCGGCCCATGCTGCTCGAAGGTGGTCTCGACTGGAAGCCGATGAGCCTGACGCCGACGGACATGGACTTCATCGAGGCCCGACGGGAATCCGCGCGCGAGATCGCGCTGGCTTTTGGTGTGCCGCCCATGCTGCTCGGCATTCCGGGCGACAATACCTATGCGAATTACCGTGAGGCCAATCTGGCCTTCTGGCGACTGACCATTCTGCCGCTCGTGACGCGAACCGTGCGGGCGTTGGAGGATTGGCTCAGCGGTGCTGTCGGTGAGCCGGTGAAGCTGAAAGCGGATCTCGATGCCGTACCTGCGCTCGGGCCCGAGCGTGAGGCGCTTTGGCGGCGACTGTCTGCGGCGGAGTTTCTGTCGGTGGATGAGAAGCGCGAGATTGCCGGGTTCGCCCCGCGGGAGGCGCCCCATGCTGATTGAAGGTGTCGCCTCTGTATTTCTGGAAACCGATAGTTCCGGCGACCGCGTGCGGCCAGGTGCCTTTGCGGCGAGCCTCTCTCATGCGCCTGCCATCCCCATGCTCTGGCGGCATCAGTCCGGTGCGCTGGCGGGGGTGTGGAGCAAGCTACGTGAGACGGGGAAGGGCCTCGAGGTGCGCGGGTTGATCGACCGCGAAAAGCCGTATGGGCGCCTGGCGCTCAAACATGTCGGAACAGGGCTCAACGGGTTGTCGATCGGCTTTCGGCCCAGGCGGTGGCGCATGCGTCCAGATGGAGGGCGTGACCTGATCGAAGTTGATCTGGTCGAGGTGTCGCTGGTTCGGAACCCGATGGCGAACTCTGCCCGGTTTCGGGTGGTGGGAGAGATGGGCAGGAGGGTGGCTTGAAGGGGCAGAGGTTAGCCTTTTTCCCCCTCACCCCTACCCCTCTCCCACCAGGGGAGAGGGGACACCAACCGCACAGATCGGCGCTTGTAATTCGCGCATCACCAGCGACCGCGCAGGCGCAGCCCGACCGAGACGAAGTCGAGGAACAAGAGCGAGCAGAAAGAAAGGACAAATAATGGAAACCAAACAGACAACTGACACATCGGCGCTGGAGGCACAGCTTCTGGCCGAGTTCGAGGCGTTCAAATCAGCAAACGATGAACGAGTCGCGGCGATTGAAGCGAAAACGGCTGATGTTCTACTCGACGAAAAAGTTGCGCGGATTGATCGGTCTCTGGCCGAGACGAAATCAGCGCTTGATCGGCTGGCCATGAAGGCAGCTCTCCCGGTTGTGGATGACGAGCGTGAGACCGTGCCGCAAGGCTGGAGCGCCTATTTGCGGGCTGGGGATGAACGTGGCGTGTCGCGTCTCGATACCAAGTCTCTTAACCTGGGTGACGACACTGAGGGCGGTTATCTGGCTCCGCCACAGCTTGACCGGATGATTGAGGCGCGGCTCCTCTCGGCAAGCCCGATGCGCCAGATCGCAACGGTTCGTCAGACGAGCGTTGGCACGTTCAAAAAGCCTGTCAGCCTTGGTGCCGCGGCTGCCTGGGCGGCGGAAGAAGGTGCGCGTGCAGAGACAACTGCGCCGACCCTCTCGCTTCTCGATTTTCCGGCGGCTGAACTCTACGCCATGCCGGCGGCGACGCAGGCTCTTCTGGATGACAGCTTTGTCGATGTCGATGAATGGCTGGCCGACGAAGTGCAGGATGCGTTCTCTGCTCAGGAAAATACGGCCTTTGTGAGCGGCACAGGCACGAACCAGCCCAGGGGCATTCTCTCCTATACGGAGACCGCCAATGCCAGCCAGAGCTGGGGCGAGATCGGCTATATCGCATCAGGTGCAGCGGGTGATTTCGCCACTGGAGAAGAGGTCGATCGCCTGCTGGATCTGATCTATGCGCTGAAACCGGGCTTTCGCGGGAATGCGCGCTTTGTAATGAACCGCCGGTCGCTTTCGACGCTACGCAAGGTGAAGGATGGCGATGGCCGCTATATCTTCGCGCCGGGTCTGGGCGGTGAAGCGGCAAGCCTTCTCGGCTTCCCCGTCACAGAGATGGAGGACATGCCCGATATCGCCGCTGACGCGACACCGATTGCATTTGGCGACTTCCGCAAGGGCTATCTGATTGTCGATCGTCAGGGTGCCCGGGTGTTGCGTGATCCGTATTCCGCCAAGCCGTACGTGCTGTTCTACACGACAAAACGTGTTGGCGGCGGCGTGCAGAATTTCGATGCGATCAAGGTCCTCAAAATGAGTGCATCATAACAAAAAGCCCTTCTCCCCTGGTGGGGAGAAGGGTTGGGATGAGGGGGGATGCCTCGAAACGCTCGCTCCCCCCCCCACGCCAAAAGCGACTGTGCAGACCAACAACAAGACCGAGCAAAAGACGATAAAATGCATATCTCAACCCTGACGCCGCCAAGCGGTGAACCCTTGAGTCTTGCCGATGCGAAGCGGTTTGCGCGGATCGGGAATGATCTTGAAGATACCCTGATGACGCAGTTGGTCGCCGTGGCGCGCTCGCGGATTGAGGCCGAAACAAGCCTCGCTCTGATGAGCCGGACCTTGCGTCTGACGCTCACCGAATGGCCGGTGAACGTGCTCGAACGCGGCGTGTTTCGTTTGCCTCGGCGACCGGCGCAAAGCCTTGCTGCTGTGCGTCTGACTGATGGCGAGGCGAGCGAAGACATCACCGATCAGTTCGCGTTGACGCCCGGACTTTGCCCGGTGCTCAAACCGGTGGTGACTGGCGGTTGGACCTGGCCAAGGTCGATCTCTCAATGGATCGAGATTGACTGGGTGGCAGGCTTTGGAGCGGCGGAAGACGTTCCGGAAGCGCTCACCCATGCTGTCAGCCTTTGCGTTGCGCATGCCTTCGAGCATCGCGATGCCTCTGACTGGCGGGCGCAGGATGAGCTGACGGGTCGGGTGGAGGCTCTGCTTCAGCCATGGCGGGAGGTGCAGTTGTGAGCGCCATTTCGACCCTCGATGCCGAGATCCGCCGCGTGGTGCTTGAGGACGCGTCTCTGATGGCGGAGTTTGGCGACCCCGTACGTCTGGTCGAGACAGAAACGGCGCGATCTGCCTTTCCGTTTCTCAGGCTCACTCGCCACGAAATCCGCCCACAAGAGCCTGTTTCGGGCGGCCTGATCGAACATCGGATCAGCATGGAGATGATCTCTCGTGCTGGCGGGCGTGAGGAGGCTTTGCGGTTGGTGGCGCTGGTCGCAGAACGGCTGCGGACGGCAACGCTGGCGCCAGCTGGCCTGCACGTCATCCTATTCTACCCGGTCTATTCAGATGTGTTTCTCAGACGCGATGGCACGAGTTTTCGCGGTCTGTTGCGGTTGCGGTGTCTGAGTGAGTTGGGGGCGGGGTAGGAAACCCGCTGGAGGTGTGTCGGGGGGAAACTCCAGCGGGTTCCTGACTGCGGATCGGGCGTCCGCGTCGTCGGGGGAAAGTCCATGAGGACAGGTAGAGAATGCGCGAGCGCGAAACCGGTTCCGAGAAAATTGAGTTTTTTGCTCAGATTTTCGAAGAAATTTAAAACTCAAATAAAAACAGGAGTCTGTGATGGCGATTCAGGCCGGACAAGATGTGCTTTTGAAGCTGGAAGACGGCGTCACGCCGGGTAACTTTGTCAGTGTCGCAGGTATTCGCGCAAAAACAATTGCGCTGAATGCTGGCCTTGTGGACGCAACGCATACCGGCAGCGCTGGTGGATGGCGAGAATTGCTGTCAGGCGCCGGTGTGAAATCTGTCCGCGTGACGGGCTCTGGTGTATTTCGGGATGAGGCTTCCGACACGCGTATCCGCGAAGCTTTCATGAGCCGCGAGGCAGTTGATTGGCAACTGATCATTCCTGATTTCGCGCAGTTCTCAGGGGCGTTTCTGATCTCTCAACTCACCTATGGCGGCGATTTCGATGGCGAGGCGGTGTTCTCGATTACGCTCGAAAGTGCCGGCGAGATCGGTGTGACAGAGATTTGAGTTTTGCTGATTGTGTTCGGCCACTGCGGGCCAGCGTTAGCTGAACTCCGCCCCAAGCAGACGTAAATGGAGAAAAACATGAACCCGCAACGCGGAGAAGTCGCCCTGGAGATTGGGGGCGAGACAAGAAGGCTGTGCCTTACGCTAGGTGCGCTTGCCGAGATTGAACACGCTCTCGGCTGTGAGACGCTGAAGGATTTGTCTCTGCGCATGAAAGCCGTTTCGGCGGCTGATCTGGAGCATCTGTTGAAGGCGCTCCTGCGCGGCGGTGGTGAGATGGCGGCTTCTGCACAAGTGCACGAGCTGGCAATCCACCCAACGGCCGCTCTGCGAGCTGTGCTCGCCTGTTTTCAGGGTGCGGTCGAATGAGCGCGTCGCAAGCTTTGAACTGGGGCGCGATGTTGAGCGCGGCCCTGCGTTTAGGGCTCACCCCACCTGAATTCTGGCGGCTGAGCCTTCGCGAGTGGCAGGCGATTTCCGGACGAAACAAGGGCGCGTCCGCTTTTCGCAAATCTGACCTGACAGACCTGATCGCCCGATTTCCAGATGGAGGATGACCATGGCGACTGACACTGGTGGTGAGGTTTTTGACCTGTCCGCGGCGTTCGATGATGTGCTGAGCCTTGAAGAAGGCATGCAGACGCTGGCCAATGTGACGGTGCCACAGTCTGCAGATGCTATGGCATTGGCCTTCGAAGATGCGGGCCAGCGGATCGAGGCAGCACTGATGCGCGCCGCGCGAACGGGCGAGATTAATTTTGAAGGCATGATTACCTCTATCCTGGCGGATCTGGCGCGCATTGGCGTCGGCGCTGCGCTGGACCAGGTAATCGGAGCTGTCGGCCAGAGCATGGGCGGGGGCGCACCGGTTTCGATAAATATTGCCGTGCCCGAAGGCGCGACAGCCGACAGTGTGTTCGCAGCACAGGGACAGATCGCTTCTGTTCTCGGCCAGGCGGTTCAATCAGGAGCACGCTGGTCATGATCGAGATCGCAGATGTGAGATTTGAGCTTCCGTTGGGATTTCAGACTTCTGGCGGGCCGGAATGGCGGTCGGAAATTGTCACCTTGGCAAGTGGCGGAGAGGTGCGTAACGCACTCTGGTCTCGCCCGCTCAGGCGCTGGCAGGTGATGGGTGTTCCGTTGAACGCATCTGATGCGTGGGACTTGTTTCGGTTTTTCAATGCGCGGTCTGGAGCGCATCAGGGGTTTCGGTTTCGCGATCCTTTTAACTGGAAAACCAATCTCGATGAGGTGACGCCGTTTGATCAGGCGATTGGGACTGGGGATGGCGTAACAACCGATTTTCAGCTGGTGTTTGATGATGGCGGGTCAGCGCCGCTCATCGTGACCCGGCCTGTGACCGAAAGCGTGCAGATCGGTGTGGACGGTTCTGAGGCCTCCGGCTTCTCCGTGAATGGCGAGGCAGGCGTGGTCAGTTTCACAATGCCGCCCGCTGACGGTGCGGTTCTGACCGCAGGTTTTGAATTCGATCTGCCCGTTCGGTTCGAAACGGATCGACTGGAACTGGGACAACCAACGCCGGGCAGTTTTCAACTGACCCGTCTCGCGCTGGTCGAAATTCGGGAGGTCTGAGCCATGATCTCGACGAACTGCCAATGCTGGAAGCTGGTCGCCCAAAGCGGTCAGACGGTTCTGGCGACCGATCATGACCGGCCCGTGAGCTTCCGTGGTGAGATCTATCAGCCGGGCCTCAAGGTCTCTACCTCCGCGTTTCGCCGGACGCTGGTCTTGTCACCAGAGCCGCTCGATCTGGCAGGCGCTCTTGAGGCTGACAATTTGTCGGCTGTAGATTTGGCTGATGGGGTCTGGGATGGCGCGCGTGTCACGATCTGGCGTGTGAACTGGGCTGACCCTGAAGAGAGTGACTGGCTCTGGTCGGGTTGCCTGAGCTCTGTCGAAACCGAGGGCGGCAGGTTTCGTGTTGGGCTGGCATCCCAGAAATCTGATCTCGAAAAGACGATTGGCCGGATATTCGGCCGCCGGTGCGATGCCGACTTTGGCGATGCCCGTTGTGGTGTGACTATTGAAGGCGCGCCTCAGGCAAGCTGCGATAAACGGTTTTCGACCTGTCGTGACGTATTTGAAAACGCCGCCCGGTTTCGTGGTTTTCCGCACATGCCGGGAAATGACGTGGTGATCTCCGGGCCCGGTGAGAAGCGCGATGGGAGTTCGCGCGGGATTGAGCGATGACGTGCCGGTCTCAGCTGATTTCATCCGGGCGGGACTGGATCGGCACACCTTACCGGCATCAGGCTAGTGTGAAAGGCGTCGGGGCGGATTGCCTCGGTCTGATCCGCGGTATCTGGCGAGATTGCTTAGGTGCTGAGCCTGAACTGCCACCGCCATACACGCCTGACTGGGCAGAGGCAGTGGGTGATGATCTGCTGCTTGACCGCTTTCAAAGCTATTTTGTTGAACGCCCGATAGGCGACGCGGAACCTGGTGACGTGCTGCTGTTTCGCATGGGGCTCGGGTGTCCGGCGAAACATGCCGCTCTGATGACCGGCCCGACCCATATTCTGCACGCTTATTGGGGGCGATCTGTCTGCGAAACGCGGCTGGTGCCCTGGTGGCAAAGGCGTATCGCAGCTGCCTTTGCCTTTCCTGACATTTAAGGAGTTTTCTTTTGGCTCAGATCCTGTTTTCGGAAATTGGCGCACAGATTGGCGCTCAGTTTCTTCCCAATGGTGTGTCGTTTCTCGGCGCAGAGCTGAGTGGTGCGCAGCTGGGGCAAGCGCTCGGGGCCTATGCCGGCGCGCGTGTTGACCAGGCCTTGTTCGCTCCTGTCGCCGAAGGGCGACGGCTTGACGGCCTTACAATTATGGAAAGCCGAGAGGGCGCTGGAATACCGCGTGTCTTTGGGCGCATGCGCGTTGGTGGTCAGGTGCTGTGGGCGAACCATTTGAAGGAAAGCCGTTCGACCAATCGGCCGGGCGGCAAAAATAGTCCGCGCGTGACAGAATTCAGTTATTCGGTGAGTTTCGCTGTCGCCATTTGCGAAGGAGAGATCACCAGCCTTGATCGTATCTGGGCAAACGGATTGTCGATCTCGCTCGCCGGTCTGAATTACCGGCTCTATCGCGGCAGCGAGGTTCAGTTGCCAGACCCGTTGATCGAAGCGAGTGAAGGCGCAGCCCCGGCCTATCTGGGGCTTGCTTATCTGGTCTTCGAGGACTTCCCGCTTGCTGAATATGGCGGTCGACTGCCGCAGCTGTCGTTTGAGGTGACCCGTCCGGTTCGGCCGGTGAATGACACACCGCTGAGCGAGTTGATCAAAAGTGTGAACTTCATCCCGGCAAGTGGCGAATGGGTCTATAGTCCGGAACTTGTACGCCGGGTGGAATATCCGGGGTGGGAAGAGACGCTCAATCGGAATTCGGCGACCGGCGAAGTCGATGTGATCCGCGCGCTCGACCAGATGCAGGCCGAGATGCCGAATATCGTCTCGCTCAATCTGACGCTCGCCTGGTTCGGAAATGATTTGCGCTGTGGTGACTGTGAGGTGAGGCCGGGCGTTGAGACTGACGAACAGATCAGTCTTCCTCACGACTGGTCTGTGGCGGGACAAAGCCGGGAGACCGCCTACCTTATCAACCGCGATGAGAGTGATCGGCCCTACTATGGCGGCACGCCTGATGATGTGTCGGTGCTATCGCTGCTGGCGGAACTCGATACGCGCGGAATTGCTGTGACGATCTCTCCCTTCCTCCTGATGGATATTCCTGCCGGAAACGGCCTGCCTGACCCCTATGGCGGCGCAGAGCAGGCCGCTTTTCCATGGCGGGGCCGGATCACCTCAGCCGCTGACAAGACCGCTCAGGCCCGAGCCGATGTTGAAGCATTTTTCGGGACTGCCAGCGCGTCTGACTTCACGCTGAACAATGGCCAGATCAGTTATGCAGGTCCGAATGAATGGCGGTATCGGCGATTTGTTCTGCACCTTGCCATGTTGGCGAAAGCGTCAGGCACGGTCAGCCGTTTTCTTCTGGGTTCTGAACTGGTTGGCCTCACACGGCTTCGGGATGGGACAGGGGCTTTTCCGGCCGCAGATGAGTTGATCGCGCTGGCTGCAGAGGTTCGCGCTATCTTGCCAGATGCTGAAATCAGTTATGCTGCTGACTGGACCGAATATGGAGCCTACAGGCCTGATGACGGATCGAATGATCTGGTCTTTCCGCTCGATGACTTCTGGATGGATTCAAATTGCGACTTCATCGGGATAGACTGGTATGCGCCGCTGTCGGACTGGCGGGATGGCGATCATCTTGATGGTGACCTCTGGAATGACATCCATGATCCTGAGTATCTCTCGGCCAATATTGAGGGCGGTGAGGGCTATGAGTGGTATTACGCCAATCAAACTGATCGTGATGCGCAGATCCGGACACCCATCTCCGATACAGTCAGTGGCGAGGATTGGATCTTCCGTGTGAAAGATCTCAAATCCTGGTGGTCGACGGAGCACCATAATCGTCCCGGCGGCGTGCGTGAGTCATTCTCCAATGTCTGGCAGGCGAGTTGTAAACCGGTCCGCCTGATTGAGATTGGTTGTGGTGCGGTGGATAGAGGAACAAACGCGCCGAATGTATTTTACGACCCGAAAAGTGCCGAGAGCGGTTTTCCACCTTATTCTAGCGGGGAGCGTGACGATGCAATTCAGGCTGCTGCGCTTCGGGCTCTGACGACCTATTGGGCGGTTGATGGCGGGAATAATCCCATTTCGCCTGTGTNTGATGGACCTATGATTCCGGCAGATGGCTTGTCCGTCTGGGCATATGATGCGCGCCCGTTTCCGGCTTTTCCGATGAAGACGTCTGTGTGGAGTGATGGCGATAACTGGGAGCTGGGTCATTGGATCAATGGCAGGCTTGGTGTGTCTGATCTTGCAGGCCTGGTCGCCGAAGTCTGTGCTGAGGCTGGAGTGAGCGCAGACATATCGGCGGTTGAAGGCGGTTTTCATGGCTATAGCGCGTCAGGACTGACGACATTGTCTGAGCTCATTGCGCCATTGGCCAATGTGTATGGGCTGACCTGTCGGCAGTCCGAAGACGGCCTCGTGTTTGGAAATACAGACGAAGGGGCTGACATTGAACTTTCGGCAGATGACCTGGCGCTGAAACCGCGTTCCAGCGCGTCAAGTTCAGCCTCCCGGACATCGCTCGACCATGCGCTGCGCAGCGTGCGCGTGACAGTCCCCGACCCGGATGCGGATTATCAGCCCGCCAGCTTTCATCGCGGTGAGTTGATTGAAGGCGATCGGGATATTCATGTGCAATTGCCCCTCGCAATAAGCCATGCTGATGCCGAGCGCCTCGCTGACCAGTTTTACACGGTGATCAATTCGGCGAGGGTGGACACGCAAGTTTCGGTCAATCCGCTGCGTCTCGAGCTTCGCGAAGGTCGGAGCATCATTCTTCCCGGCGCGGCGTCGCCGCTTCGGATTGTTTCCTCAGAATTGTCCGGGCCGTTATCTCTGTCGCTTTCGCAGCCTGTTGAGCCATTCACCGGATCACAAACCGTGGCCGGAGAGGGAAGCCCGCCACCACATGTGCCGAGGCCTGACCTGGTTGTGCTTGATCTGCCAGGACGGGGCGACGAGACACGGCCGCTTGTCGCGGTCAGCGCATCCCCCTGGCCGGGGGTATCTGCGGTCTCGGCTGGCCCGGATGACGCCAATCTGAGCATGCGGGGGCGGGTGACCAGCGCGGCGCAGATCGGGCGGCTTGCAAGTGAATTGCCTTCAGGGCCGGGTGATCGCTTCCGCCCGGGGGCTTCGTTTGAGATCGTGATCCCAGGTGCGGACGTGTCGTCCGTTCCACGCAGTCAGTCGCAGAATGGCGCGAACCTTCTGGCGGTTGAAACGACTGGCGGATGGATGGTGATGAGTTTTCAGAACGCCGAGCCGCTGGCGGCGGATCGCTGGCGCGTTTCCGGATTGCTGACAGGGCTTGCGGGTACCGAAAACCTGTCGCTTCTGGGGGCAGATGAAGGTGCAAGATGTGTCTTTTTGAATGATGCTCTGGTTCTGGCCGACATGTCTGATCATGAACTGGGTGAGGGCCTTATCTGGAAAGCCGTTGGCCCGGGAGCCGAAGCCGAGGCAGCGTCGGATAGCCTGAGCATTGCCGGTCAATCTATGAAACCATTGCGCCCGGGACATCTGAAACAGAGGCTCCGGACTTCCGGCGATATCGAGCTCAACTGGACGCGGCGCGCCCGTCATTCCGCTGATCGTTGGGAAACCTCCGACGTGCCGCTGCTGGAAGAAGAACTGAGCTTTGAGATCGAGGTTTCAATGGGCGGGATAATTGTCCACACCGAAACCGTTTCCGACACGGACTGGACCTACACTCTGGCTGATCAGGCAGCTGACGGCGTAGCGGGTTCAGAGCTTACTTTCGAGGTGTCTCAGCTGTCGCTGGCCTTTGGAAAAGGCGTTCCGGCGCAGATTGGTGGCTGA